ACTCGCCGGCCACCGCGATAAAGCCGCCCAGCTTGGCGGTGCTCCACATCGCTTCCCGCACATAGCGGCTGTCCGGCGTCACGAACACGTCGCCGGCTTCGGTCACGTCGTTGTCGAACGGATCGCGAAACAGGCCGAAATGTTTACGCGCTTGTGGACTTAAGGTTTGCTTTCGTAATAGCATATCGATGCCCTCCTGGGCGTTAGTGTTGTTTTCCGCGTCCTCTGCAACCGGCGCGGGTTCGAAGTGCGCGGCCGAAACCGCGATGCCCTTGGCCGTCAATACCGCCGTAATCGATGCCTGCAACGCATCGCGCGGGGGATTGGTCGGCCAAATGCCTTTGTTCAAAAGTTGTGCGATCGTCGCCGGGCTCAGGCTAACCTTGCGCGCCAGGCGCGCCTGGCTCATTCCCTTTCGCTGTAGCAGCGTTTTCAGTGGCAGCATCTGGCAGCCTCTTGCATGCGTTGCCCGTGGTCATACTCGGCGGCCAGCTCCAGTTCGAACAGCTTGATCCGCGCATAGGTCGCCAGCCTGCCCGCTTTGGTGAGCGCCTGCGGGTCTTCATTTGCCGGGACATGCTTGTCAACCCTGACCGTGACCGGTTCATCCGGGGCGCCGTCTTCTATCGTGATGGTGTATCTAGCCATGCGCGCGCTCCTCGCCGCGAATATCCGCATCGATCGCCGCCAGCAGGTCCGCATCGTATTTGCTCATGTGGACCTTGACGTTCTTGTGGAACAGCGCCTTGCGGGCGAACTGGCGATACAGGACCAGCAGTTCGGCATCGGTCTTGCCCGCTTCGGCGGTCGTCGATGGGGCAACGGTTTTGGGGTTCAGGTATCTTTTAAAAAAATTCAGCATTCAAAATTCCTCGGTTGGTTTGGGGAGACCATTTCGTGGATACCCTCGAAATGGTCGGTTAAACTGCTTTCAAATGTGCCCGCCCGGCTGCCGTGCGTCCTGCGGCAATGTCGGCGAGTACGGTTTCCAGATCCGGTTCGGTCGCTCCCTCGGGAAACCGGCGTTGCAGGTCGGCCAGCATTTCAGGCCGGTAATCGTCCTGGAGCCTGCCACGCAGCCATTGCGCCATTTGCACCAGGTTCATGCGGATCAGATCCTTGTCGATCTGCTGGCCGTCCATCGCCGTGCCCTTGCGCGGCAGGGTGTCCGTCAAGACTGCCGTCTTCGCCTCGATAAACGGATCGATCTTGCCTTCGAACGGCTCGTAACCCTTGCGCTTGCGTTTCTTCTCGGCCGCCTCGACGCTGGTTTCGCCGGTGGCGATCCGCGCCACTTCCTTGCGGTTACTGTCGATTTGCGTGTCCTTGTGGCTGACAAAGCTCTCGCCAATCGCCGCGCCATCCTCGAAAAAGCCCCATTTGTCGCGGTGCATTTCCTCCAACTGAAAGTGCGTTTCGCGGCCGTTCTCACCGATCACCACCGCCATCACCATGCCGGTCAGCGGGTTCTGGCAGACGGTCAGCGTGTCGCCGACCTGGGCGAAAGGCACGTTGTTGACCTTCCAGGTGCGCCCCTTGCCGAGATACTGCACGGTCAAGTCGCCTTGCACGATACGGGTCTCCGGCGCACTGGTCGCCAGCGTGAATAAATCGACGCCCTCCGGAATGATGCGCAGCTGCTCCGGCAGGATGTGCATCCATGCCTCGAAGCGACGCATCTTGTGGCGGCTGTGTTCGGCGGTGTGGTTGAAATACACCTGGAACGTATCGGCCACCTGATTCAAGTGCTCGATGCTGCGCACCGCGCGGCCGCAAAAGCGCAGGCCCTGCTCGAACTGGGTTTCAACGATGTTCTGGGCGTTTTCGACCTGACCTTTCGCCCGCGGCGCGCCCGCCTGATTGACGATCAGCTCGATGTGCATCCGCTCGCAAAAGCGCTTGATCAAGCCCGCCGCTGTGGCGCCTGGATCCACCATCACGATGAACGGCACGCCGTAAAACGGGTCCTGCGTCAGCTTGCCCTTGGGTAGCATCGCCCACACCAAAAAGCGCAGCGTGTTTTCGCCGCTTTCCGAGTGAGGGAAATACCGCCAGCGGATCACGCCGGAACAATGATCGGTCACTACGTAGCGGATCACCCGGAACTGCTCGATCGCCCTCAGGTTCTCGGGCTTGTTCTTGTAATGCACCGCCCGCTCGGTTTCGATCAGCGACTCGCCGGAAGGCAGGTAATACAGCGTGCAAACCGAAGCATCGACCTGCCAGACGTGGTTTGGATGCAGGCTTCGCAGATGCACGTGCGGCGTGGGCCGCATCAGTTGCTCGGGATGCAGGTTATACGTGATCAGCGCCCGCGTGACCGCCGACTCCGACAGCGGCATCATTTCGCCCGTTTTGTCGTCGATCCGCGCCGCCACGATCAAGCCGTTGCCCCGCAGCACGCTGACCGCTTTTTTCACCGACACCAGCTTTTTTCCGTTCTTGCGAATGCCTTCCATCATGAAGGACGAAACCAGCTTGGCTTCGTCCAGCGGCATCACAGGCTTCCCCGCATCGGCGCGCCGCTTGCGCGTGCGGCCTTTAATTTCCTTCAGCTTGTTGTGCAGGGTTTGCGGCGAAATGCAAAGAAAATCGCAGGCGCGCTGATAAATTGCGCCTTTGCCGCCATGCGCGGCCGCTTCGGCTTCGCGCATGATAGACACCAGATATTCCGTATCCACCGAGGCCATGATGATCATGCCTCGCTGCCGGCTTCTTGCTCGTCCAGATCTTTCAGCACCGCCTGCCAGGTCGGGTTCTGGATGGCTTCATCGTTGATCGTATGCGGCAGTCTGAATTCGTCGCGCAGTACGCGCAATTCACGCATCAGCTCCAGAATGCAGGCGGCGGCGACCTGAACATGATTGCCTTCGGCATCCATCAGTGTGCTCAGCGCGGCCCGCAAATCGGTTTCGATGCAGGCCTTGATTGAAAGGCTCGCATGGCTGAAGGCGTTGCGGGCGTAGGCGGCTTTTTCGTCCGGCGTGGCGGTGAGCGCCTTGCGCTCATGCAGTGCGAGTCTCTCGTTGAGCCCGTCGATCATCCGGTCCTTCTTCGTCAGTTCTTCCTGTTTTTTCTGCGTCACCGCGTCCTTGGCCTCGAGCGTGGCTTTGAGTTCTTCGTGCTGTTTTTTGGCGGCCTCCTTCTCGTGGTAATGCTTCGCCGCCATCTGCTGCATCATATCCAGTGCGTTGTCGAGGCTTTCGGACTCGATCGCCTGGGCGATGATTTGCCGGTCATCTGCGGGCAGTGCCTTCAGGGCGTTGTAGTCGCGCTGGCGGAAGCCGAGTTTTTCGGCTTTTTCATATAGGTCTGACCCAAGAGTGTTGTAATTGCCGACCAACTCCATTACACGTGAATACGACTTGCCAAGGAATTGCCGGCAGAATTCTGAAAAATCTCCGACGTGTCGTAAATTTCCTTCGGCGTCCTGATACGGCAAGCCCTTGAATTTCTTGCTTTCGCGTATTTGAATTGCGGTTTCGGCGATTAATTTGTCTCCGACCGTCGTAAAAAAATTGGCCGCTTCAATCCGTCCCAGTGCCTTGATCGCATCAAAGCTGCCCATAATCACCGCATCGGCAGCGGCCACTGCATTGTTCTCGCTGCGGATTTCTTCCAGCGCCCGGTTTTCCTGGTCGGCGTCGGTAAATTGTTCAACCTGTGTATCTGTTGGTATGCGTGCCATGTTCTATCCTCTGTTCAATCGGTTTTGCGATTCCTGAATGCGGTTGGCCGCACCTTCGAGCGATTTCAATATCTGGACCGCCTGCTGGGCGATGCGGTGGTTCGGGCGAATGCGTCCCGTTTCCGGGATACGCTCGGCAAATCCGGCTTTCTCCAGCGTCGCCACATAGCGGGTAATATCGCTGGCCGAGTAGCCGGTTTCCCGTGCCAGCTCGGTCGGGCTGAACCCATGCGCAAAGTTACGCAGCAGCACATCCAGCACAGCCAATACCTTCAAGGCGCTCTTGGCGTCCTGCGTTTTTGTTATTTTTTTATCCAAGGGTGTCTTCCTCAAAAATCGGTAATTCAGGTTCTCTGTATTTAGTCACGTTGCCTCGGTGCCATGCCAGCCGTTCCAGTGCGGTCTGTACCGCCGCCACGGTTTCGTCCGCGCCGGCCTGCTGGTGGTAAAACTTGATCAGCGCGCCGATCGCCGCGTGCGTAATCTCCTGCAAGGTATGGATGTCTTCGGGCTCGGCCATGCGGCCGATAGGGATCTCGATCACTAGTTTGTTGCCGCTCATTGCCAGCCAGCGGCTCAGGTAATCAATGCCGCAGGCATGTTCGAACGCCTTAACCTTGCGCACCGGCATCGATCCGGCCTCGATCCATTTGTACAGCGTCCACTTGTTGACCTCGCTCATTAGATCGGCCACGTTGTCGGCGGAACGGTTGTGCTTTTCCTTGGCATATTCCAGACACAGGTCCATCGCGTGGCGAATGTCGCGGGGTTGCTCGCGCTTCCAATTGCGTTTAGCCATTGGCACTCCCCGAAAAACCGACCGCCAAACAAAAACCGGCTTTGCAACTGGCGCAAAATTGTTTTACAGTGCGAAAATATTCCCGAACGAAACCAACACGGGAAAATGCAATGAACGACATCACGCTTGCCTCCATACGCCGCGAAATTCAACAAGCCCAGCAGCCGCTGCTCGAACGAATCGCCGCGCAAAGCAACGAAATCGAAACGCTACGCACGCAAATTGAGGAAGCGGACGATTGGGCCACCGGCGTGTTTTATGCGTTAAATCAGATTCTGCCGTTGCTGCTGCGCGATCACCCGAAGGCTGCGGAGATTCAACAGCGCCTGCAAGCGAGCGATGACCGCTATGAGGAACTGCTGGCGCATCCGCAGCAGGCCGAAGAAGGCGAGCCAGCGGGCATGTACGAGGCTTGCAAAATGCTGAATCGGCAGTGGGCAATACTGGGGGTATGGCCGAATATTGATCCCCGCTAAGCGTCTCGCTGATCTTTTTAGCGAGTCGAGCGGCTGCGGAATCGGTAATCAGCCGCTTGCCATTGGCGCGAGTGCTCGCGCCAATGAGGGCTGCGGCGAAACGAAATCCTTGTTCGTTCGGTTTCATGGGGTCTCCTATGCCGCAACCGAACGGGATGTGGAATGTGCGCTCAGTTTGAGTCCCAGCTTTTTGGCGATCTCGTGGCCTTTGCCGTAGCGCCCTTTGATCTGGCCGTTGAGCACCAGGCTTACCTGGCGTGGCGTGTAGCCGTTATCGCGCGCCCACTGGGAAATGGTGATGCCGGCGGCTAAAAAATCCGCCTTTACTTGCTCTGGGGTTTTCATGGGTTTACTCCTGGGGTGTTTATGTCTGTCTTTGGTCTGCGTTAGCAGTGGTTAAATTATGGTATTCAATCGCATACCAGTCAACATAATTTTGCATTCAAATGGAAACTATTTTTGAGCGACTGAGGGAGGAGCGTTTACGGATGGGACGGAATCAGACGGAATTCGGCCAGATTGGCGGTGTCCAGAAGGGTGCTCAATTGAAATATGAGTCTGGAGAAAGGTGTCCAGACGGGAACTATTACGCAGGGATTGCCGCAGCAGGTGCCGACGTGCAATACATCCTGACCGGCATTCGCTCCAGCAATTCTTTGACTCCCGATGAGCAAATGCTACTGGCGGGCTATCGGGCGCTGGATGCGCGCGGCCGCGCTGGCGTATTGGGGATGATAGGCGGCATGACGGCAAGCCCGGCATCGGCAGGGCAACAATTCAATGCGCCGGTCGGACAAGTCGCCCAGGGCGACATCAATAACCAGGGCACGAAAATTAAGTTGAGAGGAAAGTAATGGAGCAGCGCTTCGACGGCGAGGTATCGCAAGTCGCCGGGAACAACGTGATCAATCAAACCCGGATTGTACATATCCACATGGCGCCAACCGCCTCGGCCGGCGTTGATAAGGCAGCTATTCACGCCCGAGCAGTGCATGAGCTGCTGAAAGCCTGCGATGCCATCGATCAGCGCAAAGCCGTCGAGCGCATCAGCTACAAGTTGTTCGGCAGCTCGCTTTTCAAAAAACTGTCTCTTGAAGAGATAGCCAAGCTGCAAATGATCGTCGAAGAGATGCACACCTATATCCATAGGCATGATTCGTTATTACAGCGACTTAGCTACTTTGTAGGTCGCATCCTTTTTGCCAGGCTACAGCGTTTGGCGCTGTGGTTGTCGTTGTTTTGATGAGAGGAGCAGGCTATGTGGTTGACGATTATTATTTTGATCGTGTTTCTTTTAGGGGCGAAAACTGCAATCAACTCGTACAACCGGCCGCCTAAAAAGCCGGCAGCAACGCCACAGCGAACCTCGGCAGGGGTTAGGGTTTCCAGCGTAACGAATCCTGACGGCCATGCCGCTTCCGACATCGAGGCGGCCATCAACTCCGGCAATTGGGATTGGGCCAGAGCGGCCCTGCAAAAGATGGCTTATGAAATGGTTGGCGATCACGTCAGCCAGCAAGACAAGGACAACTTCAAAGCACTGATGACTCGCTTCGCCCAGAAAGACCCGCTCTATCGCGAAGTGATGGGCTTGCTATTGCCGGTTATCCAGCAAAACCCTGGCATCTTGCAAAGCAAGATATACGGCTTTGCGCCGCACGATCAGGAAACGATTCGCTATGTGCTGTATTTTGCGCATGAGCTTGGCGATTTAACGAGAATAAAGAAAGGCAACAGCTATCAATTGTTCGGTCCTGTAAAAGAAACCATCATTCAACCGGGCGAAAAAATCGGTCAAACAATAGCTACATCGAAGATAGTGATTAGCGAGAATCCTATTAATGAGCAAATTGCCGAACTCCATAAAAAAGCAACTCAATACAAAGAAGAAAATTGGGCAGAGGCTATTGCCTGTCTTCAAGAAGCATCAGACTTGATGCGTAGACATGGCGGTAACTACGTGCTTGATCGTTGGACGAGGCTCCCTGTATTTTTGCAACAAGCGGGACGTTATGAAGAAGCCATGCTGGAATTCCAGCGGCTATTAAGCGAAGTCAAGGCAAGAGTCGAGCAGGAGGCTAAATTTGTTAAATTGCCTAGCTACCGGAGAAAGCTAGAGCATCAAAATTTTGAGCATATTTATGACAAAATGCGAATGGTTTGTAAGCGTGAAAAATTACCAGATAAGGCACTGGAGTATCAAACCCTTGCTGAAAAGCATCGGATGATTGTTGATGAGTTATCGGCATTACTCGAAATAGAACGAAAGGCTGAGCGCGATGTGTTTTTGGCTCGGTTGGATGACGATACCCCTAACGCATAAGGCATTGTATAACGCCCACAGAGCGTCTAAGCACCTCTCACGGCTATAACGTATCGAAAAAATCCCGCCCGCGCCGTCTGCCCCGTTTATAAACGTTTATGGCGCGGGTTTCTCGTCATGCGCGGGCTCAATTCGCCGCATCGCGCAAATGCGCCGCGATGATGTCCAAAATCTTGGTCTTGTCATCCCCCGATATCCCCAAGAACGGCCGCGCCGGAATATCTCCCCACAAATTCGGAAACTCGGAGCGGCTGCCGCCAAACTGCTGCATGGCGGCATATTCCATGCTGCTGCCGACTGCCAGGGTATTATTGCCGAGCAGCTGCGCATGGATCTGTTCGCCGAGCGATCCATGCTCGGTCAGCGGCTGATTACGCCCCTTGCGCTCGACCGTGACCGGGCTGTTATCCTCCCAATGTTCGCCGTCCGGCCCGGTCAGCGAGTCGAAGCGCTGCGTGGTCGATTCGACCAGGTGATCGCCGATCTCGGTCAGCACATCGTTGAGATTGCCGGCGGTCGCCAGCAAGTTGCTCAGCGCGCGGCGGATCTCCTCATCGTTCAGTTCTATCGTAGCCATTTAATGGATGCTCTAAAATTGGTCAGGCTATAGCCTACACCCCTCCACTAAAAACCCCCATTGCGAAGCCTTTCGCATTATCCGCCCCGCTTCCTGTCGGTACACTGACCGCCATGAAACGCAAAACCGCCCCCCACATTGCCGCCTTGTCCCTGGCGCTGTCATCCGACGGCGGCGCCTTGCAACTGCTGCCCTCCGGCCAGTTCGACGCCCCGCGCGGCGCGTTGGCCGGCCAAGGGCCGTGGACGCTGACAAGCGATGCCGCCGCCCGCGTCATCGCCAAGGTCGGCCAGCGCATCAATGACATGCTGATCGACTACGAACATCAGTCATTGCTCAGCGCAACAAACGGCAAGCCGGTTCCGGCCGCCGGCTGGATCAAACCGAACTCTTTATATTTCGACCCGGAAAAGGGCCTGATGACATCTGGCTTTAAATGGACAGATGGGGCCCAGGCGGCGATCGCCTCCGACGAATACCGTTACCTATCCCCGGTGTTTTCCTACGACAAAAAAACCGGCGAAGTGCTCGACCTGATCAACGTGGCTTTGACTAATAGCCCGGCCATCGACGGCATGGATGCTGTCACCGTGGCCGCGGCCGCTCAATCCCTAATCAACCCCATCCCCGAGGAGACCCCAATGGATGAACCGCTGGAGCGCTTGCGCTACTTGCTGAACCTACCGATTACCGCCGATGCGGCCGCGATCTCTGCCGAGCTGGACAAGCTGAAAGGCATGATCACGCCGGACGTGGCGGCCGCCGGTTCCGGTGTGTTCGGTTTGCTGACTGCGCGTGACGCCGAAATCGCCGCGCTGAAAACCGCCGCGCCTGACCCTGCTAAATATGCCCCGGTCGCCGTAGTGACTGCGATGCAAACCGAACTGGCCGCGTTGAAGGCGAAAGATGCCGAACGCGACATCAACGCGCTGATCGAACCGGCGCTGGCCGATGGCCGGCTGTTGCCGGCGCAGGAACAATGGGCGCGGGGCCTTGGCCAGTCCGATATGGCCGCGCTGACAGCGTTCATCGGCACCGCGCAACCGATTGCCGCATTGTCCGGCATGCAGACGGGCGGCAAGGCGCCGGCGGTCGATCATGCGAGCGGTTTGACCGCCGACGAGCTGGCGGTGTGCTCCGCGCTGAACATCGGCGCCGAAGAA